TGTTTTTTGGATTGTTATCTTTGTGATGAACATCTGATAGATTGTGTGGATTAGGCAAATAAGTTTCTGCTACTAATCTATGCACAGATTTCTTTCTTTGATTATACAATCCCACTTGTATTCTCACCCTAGCATAACCTCTCTCATCTATACTTTCTTTTAGTTTGCGAGGTGATTTGTAGTTCTTTCCTGTACTATAAATGCTTCCATCTTTATCAACTAAAATGTTACTATAGAGTGGATGTTGTTTCATCATTAAGCACCTAACTTTGTAGTATTTATTATAGCACACTCACATTTGATTAAATTAACTGGGCCCCTGAAAGTGTCACTATGATATGAGCACTAACCAAATGACTGAAACCAAAACCTATCCCTACCTCAAATACATTCCACATCTTGTTGCAATTCGGTTGATTGTTCTTAGTCCGTTTGCGATTGCACAAGCAACGGCAGAGTTTATTTCCAATTCTCTGGACAAAGTGTGTCATAAGATTGATAAGTTTCTTCCATCACCTTATATTGAAAAGCAAGTAGAATGGGATCAGTTGCCCAAACGAAATCAAGAAGCGATTGAGTATCTTGCAAAAAAGCGTGATACAACTAAAGAGCGAATCCTCATTCAAACTGTAAAACCCTGATGACTGATGAAGACAAAGTGTTTGCCCTAACTGAACTTCTTGGTGATGTGATTCACACTCTTGAGATGAAACAGTATGACATCGAAAATGCACAGTTGTCTTATGAATGTGTGACTGATGCTGATAAGTTTCACCAAAAGATGATCGACATTCTTCATTCAAACTAATGCAAAAATCGTTCAAAAAGTTCATCTGGAAAGACTCAAGATCCAATCAAGTTAAAGTTATTCTTGCCAGGTCAGAATACTCAGCAAGGAAACAAAACTTCGGTAATCTTGCTGGTTATCTTTACTCTCACTCTGTTCCTCTTAACTGACAATGACTTACAAAGAACTACTCCAACAGTTACAACAACTCACTGAAGATCAACTGAATCAAGATGTTTGTATCTTCGACAGTTATGGTGATGAGTATTATCAGGAAAGTGTGGAGATAGTATATTCCACTCAAGAATGTGATACTCTTGATTTAGACCATCCTATCATTCGTTTCTGATGTTCACGATTCGTTATTTCACTCCTTATCAACAACAATGGAGGACACAATCATTCTCTACATTAGATGAGGCAAATCGTATGATTGAGTTCTACATCTCTTGTGGAAGTCCTGCTGAATTAGTCAACAACTGAAACACACATGATTGAAACACTGATCGCATCACTTATTATTGGTCAATCTATCATCGGACCAAATCTTATACAGACTGAATATCTAACTGAATCGAATCAAGTTATTACTGTAGTAGAAAAGATTCAAGAGGTTTCTAACTGAAATGACTGAACTTCAAAAGGATTCAATGATCGAAATCATCCTCGAACAGGTACAACAACAAATCTGTTATTTGGTCAGTCAAGATCTAATTGAAGAGTCAATGGCATTGTATAAGGAATGGGAAGAACATTTCGATAATGATGTAACTGAAGTGGAGATTGTTACTGTTATCGACATGAAAGCAATTAATTGATTATGTAACAACTACTGAGGAAGGAGTTTGCCTCTATCAACAGTAAAAGTGACTCTGTAAAGTGAGAGATAATACCAATAAGTTAGGTGGTTGGATTATAGGCAGGGGACTGGTTATCCCCTGCTTTTTTATGTCTAAAATTACCAAAATAAGGTAAAAAAGTATTAAAAAGGTTTAAAAAAGCCTTTTTTAATTATAGCTGAGAGATTGTTATGTGCGATACTTATTGTTATCAATGTGTGATAATAATACGGATTCGTATCAATTAAGACCTGCATTTATGTGTTTATAAATGTGCTGAGACCTGATACTTATGTGCCTTTTAATGTCTCTCTAGGTCGTTATCTTTGCCTGCAAGCTATCACACATCCGCACAAATGTCAAGCACCCCCTGATCACAAAATCCACACAATACCTCAAAAAAACATAAGCACTCCTCATAAATACACTCAACCTCATTGACATAAACCTCAGAGCATCTTATAGTAGTCCTATACACATCAGGAGCACACTTATGTCAGTTGCATATCGCCAGGCACAGAAGGTTAAGTATCGTGTGACCTTAGAGCTAGAAGTATTTGAAGACATGAATCCACACCAGATTCAGTGGGACAGAGTACTCGACCTCGAACCTGCTGAGAACTGTGAGGCATATGTAGAGGACTTAAGTACACCTGACCGCTGGTAATTTGTACCATTTTATACCAAATAAGGCAGTATAGTTTTGTTAACATAATACGCTAAATATCCAGGAGTTATGTTAACAAAACTATGAGACCGCTAAAGTATAAGAATCTAGGCGAAATGAGTATTATCAGAGTGCCACAGCTAGTCATCAGTATCCTACCACAACTGCAAGAGGTTATGCAACAGTTAGAGGAGAACGATCGTGACAGTGTGGAGGCAATATCTACAGTCCTTAGTAACATTCAAGAGACTGTAAGTAACTGATATTGGGCCCCTTAAAGTGTATCAGTAGTATAAGCACAGCACTCAAACATTCATGAGTTCCGCACTGCAACTGATTGATCTGATTGATACACTTAAGGCAGAAGGTTTAAGTCCTAAAGTAACAGTCTTGCCTTCTGCAGTAGGTTATACTCGCAAGTCAGCTTTAGGAGTCAAGATGAGAGCATCGCGTCGTCGTAGTGGTAACACTCAGATGCAGGATTGCAACAAGTTCTATCACTCTTCTGGCCACAACTGATAACAACTGGGCCCTTCAAAGTGTACCAGTAGTATGAACACCACTCTTCAAACCATGAGCACCACTTACCAGACCAACATCGCTGACCAAACCTATAACGGTTGGACGAATTATGAGACCTGGAATGTGTCACTCTGGATTCAGAATGATGAAGGTCTATATGATATCGCCCGTCGTTGTGATGATTACTCTGACTTCGTAGATTCCATCGAAGGACTTATCTCTAAGACGCCTGACGGAGTATCATTTACCAGTGATATGTTGAACTTCCACGAACTCAACGACATGATCGAAGATCTCTGATCTCGTCATCACTTAAGTCCACACAGTTACTAACACTCTCATGACTCAATCACGCACCGTCACCTTCACTAACGTTCAGGACAAAGTAGAGCGTACTGTAGAGTTTCCTAGTTATCAGTCTGCCTATCAATTCGTCACCACTTTGCATATCGCTGGTGTGGATGCAGTGATTAACCTTCTTCCTGAAGATATCGCTGCCTGATATACCTTACTCCTGTCGCATGAGTATAAACTAGGCACACACAGTTCACAACACTTTTCTTCTTTATTATGTCCAAGCAAGTTCTCATCTCTCTGCTGGCTCAAGGTAACACTGGTGCTGAGATTCTTTCGATTCTTGATGCACTGACCAGTGAGCAATCTTCGGAAGGTGCTTATAACGAACCAACCGCAGATGTGATCGAGTTCTGATGTCGTAGACAGAGCGTTAGCGATACTAACTGTGTGTGCCCTGGTTGACACTGGGGCACGCATATGTTAGACTTTATGCGTGTCGTATTCGGCAGTGTTTTTGGGCGCGTTGTTTATATCGTCGCGCTGCGATGCGTATATAAAATCGATAACTACCTTAACCTACAGAGGTGACAAATCGACCAAGCTATATCAATCTCATAAAAAATTTCCGGAAGTATGAAAGCACTTAAAAATCGCCGCCGAGGACCATACTGGAATTTTTGGAGAGTGATACTTGCAGGTTGGATAATCAGGTATCCAAAGACAATGAGTAGAGTGATACTACTACCTCTTGGATTTTTGATTATACTGATATATAATGCAATAGTAAAATAAGATTTACTAAAAAAAATTTCCGGATATATTTTCACATGGAAAAGGTTTATCACATCTATGCAAAGGATAGATGTTTATTTCATTCAGTAAAAGAAGAAGAATTCAAAACAACTTGGAACACACTCAACAATATGGTTGGTCTTATGAGGACTGACTATAGTGTTGAGGATTTGTCTTATGAAGAATTAACCGTGAATAAGGATACTATTTTAAACTCTTCACATTAATTTGACAAAGGCATATATACACTGTTAAAATTGACATTGAAGGTTTATTTCTCTTATGGCAAAAGGATTCACTGTTAAAGCTTCTGCTCCTACAAAGAAGGCAGAAGCAGAATGGGATTATGATGCGATTAAAGAACGCATGAAAGGAAAGACAATTGTATTTTGTCTTCCTGGTCGTGGGTGTTCTTTTATTTTCTTGAAGAACTTTGTACAACTGTGCTTTGATATGGTACAGAATGGTATGAGTATTCAAATTAGTCAAGATTATTCATCAATGGTTAACTTTGCTCGTTGTAAAGTACTTGGAGCAAATGTGCTACGTGGACCAAAGCAAGTACCTTGGGATGGAAAACTTCAATATGATTATCAACTTTGGATTGATAGTGATATTGTTTTTACCACAGAAAAGTTCTGGCAACTGTGTGATGTTGCATTTCCTGCAGAAGGTGAGGAGCGTCCTATTAGTGCTGGATGGTATGCAACTGAAGATGGTCACACAACCTCAGTAGCACACTGGTTGGAAGAAGATGATTTCCGTAAGAATGGTGGAGTTATGAACCACGAAACTGTGGAATCTATTCAGAAGCGTCGTAAGCCATTCACTGTAGACTACACAGGTTTTGGATGGGTACTCATTAAAAAGGGTGTCTTTGAGAATCTTGACTATCCTTGGTTTGCACCGAAGATGCAAGTCTTTGAATCTGGTGCAGTTCAGGATATGTGTGGAGAGGATGTATCATTCTGTCTTGATGCTATTGAACAAGGTTATCAGATCTGGTGTGATCCTCGTATTCGTGTGGGACATGAAAAAACTCGCATAATCTAATGGTAAAATATAACGTACTTTATAAAGGGCGTAAAATTTATAAGAACCTCAGTTCAGAAGAATGTACTGAGGTTCTTCAAGAACTCTCTGAGCGTTTTTACTCGGATGAAGAGTTTGATATCACTTTAATTGAATTGGAGGAAATTTAATGGCACTTAAAGGTAATGTATTTCAACCTGGAGCACCTAAAAAAACACGTCAAGGCCGCTCGGCTCGTACACTTCTATCAGCAACCTCTCGCAATGGTAAGAAGAAGCGTTATCGTGGACAAGGTAAAGGTTAAATAGTAATAAGTCCATAAATTTAAACATGTATTATTTTGATTCCAAAGATGAATGGAATTCAATTCATGTAGAAGATTTGTGGGTATATGATAAGTTAATTTTAAATCGTCGTCTAAGGCATCTCTGTGGACCTACAGGGATGCCTGTTCCATATCCAGGAACTTATATCGTCCGACCAAGTATTAATTTACTTGGTATGGGACGATTTTCTCGTATAGAGTGGATTGATTATGATACGGAACACTTTCATCCTTCAGAATTTTGGTGCGAAATATTTGAAGGTGACCATATAAGTGTTGATTTTTATAAGAAAAAATCTCAACTGGTTGTACTAGGAGAAAGAGATAATGGTGATCCACTATACAAATGGAAAAAATGGACTAAAATTCAATTAAATGTCGAATTTCCAGATATTTTAAATGATTTGAAAGGAGATTATGAGTGGATTAACTGCGAATTTATAGGAAATAAACTCATAGAAGTGCATTTCAGAAGAAATCCAGACTTCAGATATGGAAATACTGTTGCAATTCCTGTTTGGAAAGGCGATAGACCACAAAAAAATGGAGATTTAACCTTTGTGTCGGATAAAGACTACTTGAGAAGAGGATTTTTTATAGATTAACGGGATAGCAACCCCGTAAAAAGTTCTGATTTAGCAAATCAGGAGAAAAAAATGACTAAAAAAGTTGATAAAGACCAAAATTTCATGAAAAATGAGTGGGGAACTGAATATTTGGCAAGTGAATATGGTTGGGACGAAAGAATTCAAAGGCAAAAGATGCTTCGTGAAATTGCAAACGATGATCTAACACCAAAAAAGCATGATTTTGCAGTCCAAAATGAAATTCACGAAAAAATTCGTAATGATGAAGATTATGATGACTGGGAATATGGAACAGAACCTCTTTATGAGTCAAAAAACCTGAATAAATAAGATAGATTTATAGCATCTAAATGCCTTTAGAGCGAGTTAGTCAAGGTTTTAAGGATCTGAGTATGTCATTTCAGATCAATCCACTTAATTCTGATCTTATTGCACTCAAAAATGAGAGTGCAATAGCTCGTTCTATTCGCAATTTGGTTCTCACTCTTCCTGGAGAAAGATTTTTTAATCAATCTCTTGGTTCAAATGTAAGTGCAAGTCTTTTTGAAAATATTGATGAAATTTCTGCATCTATAATCAAAGAAGAAATTGAAAATACGATTAATAATTATGAACCAAGAGTAAGATTAATTAATGTTGCAGTTGCTCCTAATTATGATCAGGGAGAATTTAACGTGACTGTTCAATATGAAATCATTGGGATCGATGTTTTATCTCAACAATTATCATTCGCACTACAGCCAACTCGATAAATGGCACTCGTAAATTTTACCAACCTAGACTTCGATCAAATAAAGACTTCGATTAAAGATTATCTGAGATCGAACTCAAACTTTACTGACTACGATTTTGATGGGTCTAACTTATCAGTATTAATTGATGTATTAGCATATAATACATACATATCCTCATATAATGCTAATATGATTAGCAATGAGGTTTTTATTGATAGTGCTACTCTTCGAGAGAATGTGGTTTCTTTAGCCAAAACAATTGGTTACATTCCAAGATCAAGAAAATCTTCAAGAGCAAATATATCTTTCTTTGTAGACACAACTGGATTTCCTACAAATCCTCTAACTTTAACTCTAAAAAGAGGAACTGTTTGTACTTCATCAACATCTTTTGGAAATACTAGTTATACTTTTTCAATTCCAAATGACATTACAGTTCCTGTTGTAAATGGAATTGCATTTTTTGATAGTATTAATGTTTATGAGGGAACATTTTTAACATCAAACTTTACTGTTAATAGTTTAAATCCATCACCTCCACAAAGATACATTCTTGATAATGCAAATATTGATACTTCGTCAATTCAAGTATCAGTAAGAAATAGTCAGAATAGTAATATCTCTAGAAAATTTTTACCATCTGATAGTATCTTTGAAGTTACATCGTCATCAAGAGTTTTCTTTATTCAGGAAATAGAAGATCAGAGATACGAACTTATTTTTGGAGATGGAATTTTTGGAGAAAAATTAGAGAACTTAAATTATGTTGAAGCTTCTTACATTGTTACGAATGGAGAAAATGGAAATGGAGTCTCATCTTTTATTTTCAATGGAAGAATCTTAGATAACAATGGTGTTGTAGTAACTAGTGGAGTATCTCTCGTTACTACAAATATTATCTCTGAAGGTGGAAAAGAAGTTGAGTCTGTACAGTCAATTAAAAATTATGCACCAAGAATCTACGCATCACAAAACAGAGCAGTAACTTCAAATGATTATGAAGCTTTGATTCCAAAAATTTATCCGGAGACAGATTCTGTTTCTGTTTTTGGTGGAGAAGAGTTAAACCCTCCACAATATGGAAAAGTTTTTATTAGCATCAAACCATTTTATGGTTCATTTGTTCCCAATAGCATAAAAGATAATTTAAAGAAAGAACTGAGAAAGTATAGTGTTGCTGGAATTGTTCCAGAAATTATGGATTTAAAATACTTATACATTGAAACTGATTCGACAGTTTATTATAATTCAAATCTTTCACCAAGTCCTGAGTTTGTAAAGACTATTGTTTCGCAAAATATTCAAAATTATTCCGACTCTACTGAACTAAATCAATATGGAGCAAGATTTAAATACAGTAAATTCCAAAAGATAATTGATGATAGTCATGAGTCGGTTACTTCAAATATCACAAAAATTGCAATTAGAAGAGATTTATCCACAAAAGTGAATCAACTTGCACAATATGAAATTTGTTTTGGAAATGCATTTCATATTAAAAATGTAAATGGTTATAATATTAAATCATCGGGATTTACTATTAGTGGAAATCCAAATACCTTGTACATGTCAGATTTGCCAAATAGTGATCAAACTACTGGATCAATATTTTTCTTCCAACTATCATCAGAGACAGAAGGACTAATTGTTAAACAATCTGCAGGAACTATAGACTATGTAAAAGGTGAGATATTATTAAATCCTGTTAATTTTACTTCTACTAGTAAATCTATTGGCGGTGATCCAATTATTGAAATTTCTGCCTCTCCAAAGTCTAATGATGTTATAGGATTGCAAGATTTATATCTTCAATTAGACACCACTAAAAGTGTGTTAAATATGTTATCAGATGAAATTTCTTCTGGTGCTGATCCATCAGGTTCAACTTACCAGACTACATCAAGTTACCTTAATGGGACCCTAGTAAGATCATAAAAATATGTCAGAAAAGAGAGTTAAAATTAGTTCAATTGTTGAGAATCAACTTCCTAATTTTATAAAGGAAGATTTTCCTCTAGTAGCAGAATTTTTATCGCAATACTATACCTCAACAGAATATCCAGGAGGTTCTGTAGACATTCTACAGAATATAGATCAGCATATAAAATTAGAGTCTCTCACCGGTCTAACAGACTCAACAACTCTTTCTACTGATATTAGTTTTTTTGAAACTGACATTATAGTCAGCTCAACTAGTGGATTTCCAGATAGTTATGGATTAATTCAAATTGATTCGGAAATTATTACATATACAGGAAAGACAGAAACATCTTTCACTGGTTGTGTAAGAGGATTTAGTGGAATTACATCATTTCATGATAAAAATCATCCAGATCATTTGGTATTCAGTGATTCAGAAATATCTGAACATGTTTCTGGAACTACAGTACAGAATTTGAGTTCTTTATTTTTAAAGGAATTTTTTGATAAAATTAAAAAACAAGTTATTCCTGGATTTGATAACCGAACTTTAGATGCAGATTTAAATCAAAGAGTTTTTATTCAAAGAGCAAAAGATTTCTATTCTTCTAAAGGTACTGATGGTTCCTTCTCTATTTTATTTGGAGCTCTTTATGGTGAGCCTGTTCAGGTCATTAAACCTAGAGACTATTTGTTTAAACCTTCAGATGCTCAATATCGATTAGTTCGTGATTTAGTCGTTGAAGCATTAGATGGTAATCCAGAACTACTTGTAAACAGAACACTTTTTCAGGATCAAACAAAAGATTTTCCAAAAGCATTTGGATCAGTAACTAGTGTAGAAAAAATCACAAGAGATGGAAAAGAATACTATATCTTAAGTCTTGATTATGATTATGATAAAGATATTGATGTAGAAGGATCTGTTTTTGGTAGGTTTTCTATTCATCCTCAAACAAAAATCGTATCTGAAGTTATTTCCGGATCAAATACGATTGATGTTGACTCAACTGTAGGATTTCCAGAGTCTGGTAATCTTATAGTAAGATTGGAAAATGAAACCGAATTGAGCATTTCTTACCAATCAAAATCTCTTACGCAGTTTTTTGGATGTTCTGGCATAACACAAGATATTCCTGATGCATCAAACATCAGGATAGATGCCTATGCTTATGGATATGTTGGTTTTGACACCAACGCAACTGCAAAGGTAAGAGTAACTGGTGTTTTGTCCGATCTTCAAATTGATGATCAAACAAAATATTGTGGTGATAATGACACCATTAAAATTAAGTCACTTGGAAAAGAAGTTGATAATATAAAATTTAATAATTGGTTCTACAACATATCTACAAAATATGATGTTAAAAATATCTCTTTAGTTGATTTTTTAAATAATTCATATTTGATTGAAACTTATGATGAAAATAATTTTGTTCTTGGCGATTCTATAATTATAGAATCAAACGGCAATATTGCTATAGGTCAAATTTCTACGATAGAAAATTTAAATGCATTTGTTGTATCGGGACAAGGGCAATTAAATCTTAATTACAAATATCAAGTCAGAAAAAAAGTATCCAAAACAAATTCTATAAATTTTCCTGAGACAAGTATATACTCTACAAATGTCCAAAACACTTACGCCGATAAAAATGAAGATCTTTATGTAGCATCTTCTTCTCTACCTTCATATTTTGGACAACCTTTAGAAATTAAAGATAGATCGATAACATTCTCAGGATCTTTTTCTGGAGAAACATTAGTTATTGGCAATCATGATTTTTATACTGGCGAAGCCGTTTACTATGAATCAAATTCTAGTGCAAATTCTTTGGGAATTCCAAATGGAATTTATTATATTAAGAGAGTAAATAATACCACAGTAAAACTATCAAGAAGTAGAGCAAATATTTACAATGAAAGTTTTATTTCTCTCAATAGCAATGGTGCAATTGTAGACAATAAACTTTCACATCTAGATTTTTACGGTAAAACACTTAAATCACAACATTTAATTAGAAAAATATCAAAACCAATTGAAACTGATACTGATACAACAACAGATTTTGGTCCAACGGGAATTTTAGTTAATGGTGTAGAGATTCTAAATTATAAATCTAAAGATTCCATATTTTATGGTGCAATTGAAAAAATTGATGTCATAAGTCCTGGAACTGGATATGATGTAATAAATCCTCCTATCTTGTCAATATTAGATAATCAAGGATCTTCCGCGCAAGGTTTTTGTAGTGTTGAAGGTGGATTAGAAAGAATTGATGTAATTGATTCTGGTTTTGATTATGTAACGGAACCAGTCATAAACATTACTGGAGGTTCCGGAACTGGAGCAATTGCAAAAGCAAAACTTGCAGAATTTAGACACTCAGTTAATTTTAACCCCGAAGCTACAGCACTACTAGTTAACTTAACATCTAATACTATTGGATTTTCTTCTTTCCATAAATTTAGAGATGGTGAGAAAGTAACATATCTTACCAATAGAGGCGTGTCTGTTGGTGGTTTAAGCACCAATTCGTCTTATTATGTTTATGTTGAAGACTCGTTTAATGTTAAATTACATAAAACTTATGACGATGCAATTATTGGAGTAAATACCATAAGTTTGACATCATATGGATCAGGTAATCATTCTTTTGTTGCGGACAAAGTTAAAAAGAAAATTCTCAAAATAGATGTTATCAATTCAGGAAGCGGATACAAAAATAGAAAGATTGATACACCTATATCTGGTATCAATACTTATAACAATACTATAGATATAGTAGACCATGGATATAATAGTGGAGAAGTTATTAGATATTCGTCTTCTAATACTCCACCAGATGGATTATCCAATAATTCAGATTACTATGTAACTAAAATATCTGATAATCAATTTAAGTTATCTCCAGTTGGACTTGGATCCACAAATATAGATTTTTACTATAACACAAATCAGTTTGTTAAACTTCAATCTACGGGAATTGGCACTCATACATTCAACTACACTCCAATTGTCGTTACAGTTGATGGAGTAGTAGGAGTTTCTACAAAATCTGGCCAAGATTTTAATGCAAAAGTTCAACCAATTTTTAGGGGAGAAGTAAAATCAATTTTTATTTCTAATGGTGGTTCTAACTATGGATCACAAGAAATACTCAATTATAATAGGCAACCAATTATTTCGGTAAACAGTGGTACTGGTGCAGAAGTAATTCCAATTATTTCTGATGGAAAAATTGTTGAGGTATTGGTAGTTAATTCTGGTTCTGGGTATAATTCTTCTCCAGATCTAATTATCGAAGGTCCTGGTCAAGGAGCACTACTTACTCCGATAATTCAAGATGGTCTAATATTAGAAATCAAAGTAATAACTGGTGGATTTGGATATGTTGGAGGATCTACAAAAATAAGAGTAGTATCTTCTGGATCTGGAGCTAAGTTTCAATCACTCACTAAGAAGTGGACAGTTAATCTTGTAGAAAGATACTTACAGACTAATCAAATTACTGCTGATGATGGATTTATTGCAAAAGGAATAAACAGTGCCAATGAATTGGAATATTGTCACTTGTATGCTCCAAGAAAATTAAGACAATCAGTATATTCTTCTAGATTAATAGGTGGAGTTAAAAGATATTTTCCAGATCTTTCAATAATAAACAATACTGAAGTCAATTCATCATATCACTCACCAATAATTGGATGGGCTTATGATGGAAATCCAATTTATGGTCCTTATGGATATTCTTTCACTACTGGTGGTCCTATAAAGCAATTAAAGAGTGGATATGAGTTAGTCAATAAAACAGGTAGACCTTCAACTTCATTATATCCATTGGGACTTTTTGTAGAAGATTATTCCTATAAAGCTTCTGGAGATCTAGATTCACATAATGGAAGATTCTGCGTAACTCCAGAATTTCCAAATGGAACTTATGCGTACTTCGCATCTCTTGATCAAGGTATAGAGTCTTCTCCACCTTTCCGTGGATATAAAAAACCAAGTTTTCCATACTTTATAGGTAATTCTTTTAAGTCTGAGAAAATTACAGAAAACTTTGATCCTAAATGGAACCAAAGTGATATTGATATCAATGAAAAACAGTGGTTTAGGAATACAAAACCATATGGATTTGCCAACAAAAATAGTTATTATGAATATATTTTAAATCCAAATGATATTAGGCAAAGTAATTCTATTGTTAGATTTAGTGAAAAAGGATCTATAACTTCTATTGGTATAAAAACTGGCGGAATTGATTATAAAGTTGGAGACACTATAACTTTTAATAATGAAGGAACCTATGGAACTGGTGCATTTACAAAGGTATCTTCTATTAAAGGAAAAGAAGTAAACCAAATAAGTGTTGAAAGTACAAATATTTTTAATGTAGAATTTGCACCTCTATTATCAAACAATGTTTTTGTTGGTTTTTCTACCTTACCACATTCTCTTATAAACTCAGATATTATCAATATAAGTGGTTTAAGCACAACTAATACGGGACTGAGTGGTAATTTTGTTGTAGGTGTTAGAACCGATACATTAGTTTTACAGTCTTCAATTGGATCTACTTCTTCGACAGGTATTGTTACATATTTTTCAGTATATGGATCTATTAATTATCCATATGTGAGAGAGAATGATATATTTGAACTTGACTCCGAAAAGATAAAAGTTCTAAACATTGACTCAAGTTCTTCTAGAATTAGAGTTCTTAGAGAGTTTGATTCTACTATAGGATCTTCTCATACTGCATCAACAGTTCTTTACTCTAAGAGTAGAAAGTTCACTGTCAATGGCGGCATTTCTTCATCAATTTACAACCTCAATAAAGAAATTTATTTTGATCCAAAAGAATCTCTAGGTATAGGTACAGTATCTGGCGTTGGAGTAGGATCTACAATATATTTTTCAAATCCTGGTGTTGGAATAACTGCAATATTTGTTCCTACGAAATCAATTTATTTAAAAGATCACAACTTACAAACAGGAACGGAGATTTTTTATTCTTCAAATGGCGGAACTTCTATAGGAGTTTCTACTGATGGTGTAACAACTACAACTCTTACAGAAAATCAATCTCTTTATGTTGCAAAGATAACAAATGATTTAATACAAATAGCAACATCTAAAGTTGGATTGGGTTCAACTGGTACATTTGTTGGAATTAATAGTTCAGTTGTTACTAATACACTATATTTGACCAATGTAGGAACAGGAGATTATCATAGTTTTACTACAAATTATGAAAATGTAGTTACTGGAAGAGTATCTAAAAATTTAGTCACAGTTTCAACAGCTACAACTCACGGACTTCGTTTCAATGACTCCGTTAATGTTACTTGTATTTCTGGAGTTACTACGACATATAAAATTTCATACAATGATAACAATAGAGTTTTAACATTTAATTCTAAGAATTTTGTTGGAGCAAATGTAAACGTAAACTCAAATACAATTTCAATCCAAAATCACAACTATCATACTGGTGATTCAGTATTACACACTTCATCATCACCTTCTGGAGGCCTTTTAGATAGTAAGATTTACTATATTATAGTTATTGATTCGGATAATATAAGACTATCAGAATCTTACTATAATGCAACTATTCTAAATCCAGTATATGTTGATATAACATCAGCATCTTTAGGAACACTTTCTTTAGTAAATCCAAGTATAAATGTAACCAAAAATCAAAACTTAGTGTTTGATTTATCGGATAGTTCACTATCATATACGAAAAATTCGATCAAATATTCTGCTTTTGATTTCAACTTATACTATGATTCTGAATTTAAGCATCCATTCTTCACAACAGATGATACAAGAATATTCAATGTAATTAAGAGTGGAAGAGTTGGAATCGATACTACAGCAAAACTGACTTTAACAATTGACCAAAACGTTCCAGAAACTTTATTTTATAATTTAAATCCAATCAATCAGTCTGATCTTCCAGTCGAAAAACTAAATTTAGTAACTGATACTGATGTTGCTAATAACAATTCAATTTTCATAAAAGACAGTGTTTATAGTGGAAAACACATCATTTCTGGCGTAGGATCAACAACATTTTCATACAGTGTTTCTACTATTCCTGAAAGGTCAAGTTATCTCTCTACTGAATCTACAATTTCATATACAACCAATTCTTTATCGGGTGTTGGTGAGATTTCCGAGGTAAGAGTAACTGCTGAAGGTAGAGGATATAAATCTTTACCATCAGTCAATTCTATTAATTCTGACCTTGGATCAGAAGCAGTATTAGTTATAAATTCAGAAAACATAGGTAAAATTAGAAATGTTGAAATTTTAGACATTGGATTTGATTATCCTATAGATAAAAGTCTGAGACCTCTCGCTCAGATTCCACAGATATTAAAAGTTATTCCACTTAACACTTTTGAAAGTATTGGAGTTACTTCTACAGGAAGAAATTACTCAGTTGCTCCAGACTTAATTGTTCTTGATGGGTTAACTGGCAATGTAATTAAGGATGTTGATTTGAGATATAGTTTAACATCAAATCAAGTAACAATACTAAAAAATACTAAAGGTATAAATGAATCTACACCAACAATATTGCCCATAAACAATTCTAATGGTGTAGGAATTAATTCAATAACATTCAATTCCACAACTAAAGATGTTACTGTTGGATTAGCTGTAAGTTTTAGTGATGTTGTTTCTTATCCATTTGCAGTTGGAGATAAAGTTCTAATTGAAAATGTTTCTGTTGGTGTTGGAACTACATCTAAGGGATATAATTCTTCGGCATATAATTATTCATTGTTTACACTAACATCAATAGATCCAAATATTGGAGGATCTAATGGAACAATTACGTTTAACTTAAATGAATACTTAGGTCCAAATGAAAATCCTGGAGTATTTGATGCTATTAACTCTTCTGGAATAGTAGTTCCTGAAAAATATTTTCCAATATTTGATGTAATTCTAACAAAAAATACCTTCTTTAAAGATGAGATTGTCAAATCAAATCTGTCACTGGGACAAGTTGAAAATTGGGATTCAAATAATGAATTATTGAGAGTGTCATCTTCTGATAACTTCTTTGCAAATGATAGAATCATAGGACAATCTTCATTTTCTGAAGGGATTATAGACTTTGTTGAGTCATATAATTCCTCGTATAGTGTAGATTCTTCATCTATTGTTAGAAAGGGATGGGAATTAGAAACCGGATTTTTGAATAACAATATCCAAAGATTACACGATAATGATTATTACCAGTACTTCTCATATTCACTTAAGTCTAAGATAGAATATGAAGATTGGAATAATCCGATAAGTTCTTTGAACCATACCGCAGGTTTTAAGAAGTTTAGTGATTTAGTTGTAGAGTCTCAGGATCAACAAAATGTTGGAATTAATACCAACCAAAATAATGGAGATTTTGTTGGTCTAGCAGACATCATATCTACAATTGATACTAATTGTGTTAACGATTTTGATCTTGCTACAGAAAGGACCCTGAATATTTCTCCAATTATTTCGAAAGAAATAATTTTCAATACTAGAATACTTCAAGATTATGTCGAATCCGTAGGGAATAGAGTCTTAATTATTGATGACATTAGTAATCAATTTAATAGTAATCCTAGAAGCACACAGTATAGCGTCGTAGATATTTTTAAATTGGATCGTGCAAGATCAAGAAAAATTATTACTTATGTTCGTGATAGAAGATTCACTGACGAAAGACAAATACTTTTATTAACATTAATAAACGATAATTCAAACGCATACCTTAATCAGTATGGAAGAGTTGAAACTGTCGCTGATATGGGTTCTTTTGACTATGCAATTTCCGGAAATGAAGGTCTACTTCAATTTTATCCTGTAGATTATACAGTAAACAACTTTGATATTAGTCACGTTTCTTATAATATGAAAGATACTATTTCCGGAATTGGAACTCAGGATTTTGGAGACACTATTCAGGTCAAAACATCACATGTGACACTTGCACCGGGAACATCAACTGCAACGACAATTGTTGGAATTGCATCAACTTATAGAGCTTCTAAACTTATTGTAGAACTTAGTGATGAATCTGATTCATATTACGAATTCAACGAATTTACTGTTCTTCATGATGGATCTAATGTTGAGTTATTGGAATATGGCAAAATAACAAATGATGCTGGTTATGGAATTGGAACTTTTGGTGCAAGTATTTTTGGTTCTAATTTAATTTTAGAATTTACTCCTAATGTATCTCTAGCTTCAACTGTTATTGTAGACTCCGTAAGAATATCTGTTGCATCAACTCAATCAACTGGGGTTGGAACTGTTACTCTAAATACGACACTTTTAAATTCATTTAACACTGGAATAGGATCTACATCAACACCAGTTCAAAATGTAATTGCGTCATATAATGATCCATATAGTTCTGCATATTATTTTGTTTGTGTAGAAGATACTACAAATAATGAATATCAAGTTTCCGAAGTTGTTGTTGCTACTGCAGGAACAATCTCTGCTATTACAGAATTTGGTGAAATAGTCTCTAATAATACTCTTGGGTCAATAGATGTTGGAGTTACTGGTGGTACAACTGAACTTTATTTCACTCCAAATCCAGACATTAATACTCAAGTTAGAGTTTTCCAAAATGCATTGAGAGTTTTAGATGATACTAATTTATTAAATGAAATAGATCTAATAGACGCATCTATTAATAGTGGAAGTGGAACTTATACAGGAACATTTAGTGACATTAAGAGATCTTTTAATTTGTCACATAATGGAGATCAAATATTTGAAAGATTTTTTAATGGAAGTGATGGAAATATAGTTCAAATTGATGAAAATACTATAAAAGTTCCAAATCATTTTTATGTAACTGGTGAGGAATTAACTTATATAAATCCTGGCGCCGGAACAACACAAGCAATTGGAATATCTACTGTAAATACTGGAATTGTAGGTATTGGAACAACTGACAAACTTCCATCTACAGTATATGCAGTAAAAATAGACAATCTAAGAATTAAGTTGGCTTCCTCAGCAGAAAATGCTTTGAAAACAGTTCCTATTGTTTATGATTTAACATCGGTTGGAATAGGAACAACTCATGCTTTTGTGGCAAAAAATCAAAATTCCAGAGTTATAATCGGAATTGATAATGTAATTCAATCTCCTATAGTTTCAACATCAGTGACAACAACTGTTGCTGAGAATATTTTTACAGTAGATGATGTTATTAAATTTACAGGTATTACATCTATTTTTGGTGGAGATTTAGTTCAAATTGGAAATGAGATAGTAAAAATCAATAGTGTTGGATTTGGAAGTACAAATGCACTCTTGGTTGATAGAGGATGGATGGGTACAGGATTGACAACACATTCTTCAGGAACATTAGTCACTAAAATTTATGGGGACTATAACATAGTAGATAACGTTATTAATTTTGTAAGTGCTCCATATGGTGCTATTCCTCTCGGAACATCTACAAATCCACCAGACCAAAGAGATTATCTTGGAATTACCACAAGTTCTACGTTTAGTGGAAGATCCTTTATTAGATCTTCGATAGAAAATAGTTCAGTAGAACCATACTCTAAGAACTACATATATGATGATATTTCTTCAGATTTTACTGGAGTAACGACTGAGTTTACTTTGAAGTATTCTGATAGCAATATTGGTGGAATATCTACAAGTAATGCTGTTGTTTTGATAAATCAAATATTCCAACATCCACAAAGATTAGGTGGTCTAATTGATATTGAAGGTGATTATACTCTTAGAGAGAGTGTTGGTATTACTAGTATTCAATTTACAGGATCTATTACTTCTGGAAGTGATATTAATACATCCAATGTTCCTATTGGTGGAATAATAGTTTCTGTCGGATCTACAGAAGGATTTGGATATCAACCATTAGTTTCTGCTGGAGGCACAGCAATTGTTTCAATAGCAGGTACTATTTCTTCTATTAGTATTGGAAATAGTGGATCTGGATATAGATCAGGAATACAGACAGTAAATGTTGGTGTTTATACTGGTGGCCTTGGAATAGTAGACATTGAATATATTGGCATTGCTACTATCGTTGATGGTCATATAACAGGAGTTGCAATTACAAATCCTGGCATAGGATACACAAATACCAATGCTCCATTTGTATTCTTTGATTCTCCATTGTCATATACAAATATTCCTTTAGTTTATAGTTCTTCATCTGTTCAAGGTTCTGGATCAAATGCAACTGTTGATATTGTGGTTGGTCAAGGATCCAGTGTAATTGATTTTGAAATTAAAAATCTTGGTTATGGATATGGCCAGGGAGAAATTTTAACAGTATCAATAGGTGGAACAGTAGGAATACCAACAAATTCTTCATTAACATTTGAAGAATTCCAAATATTTGTTGATAGAGTTCAAAGTGACACCTTCTCTGCATGGTCAATTGGTGATCTTCAAGTAATTGATAGTCCAGAAGATCTATTTGATGGAATTTTGAGATCATTCCCGATCAAAATAAATGGACAACAAACTTCAATAAGAGCAAAACTTGGTTCCATTATTAATGTTGAGGCAACACTTCTTGTATTTTTAAATGATGTCCTACAAGTTCCTGGAGAGGGATATACCTTCACTGGAGGTAGTTATATAAACTTTGCATCTCCACCAAAAGTAGGAGATAAGTGCAATATTCTTTTCTACAAGGGAACTGGTGATGTAGACACGACAAATGTTGATATTTTAGAAACTGTAAAGATTGGTGATATTGTTAGATTAAATGATGACAATTTGATTTACAAAGAAAACTCAAGAATAGTTACAAATGTAAATTCCACTGATAGTGTGTTTACGAATCCATATGTAGGCCCTGGAATATCTCCAAATGAAACTTATGAAAGACCAGTCATATGGTGCAAACAAACTGAAGATATATTCATTCAAGGAAGCTATGTTGCAAAAGATAGAGTTCAATATGAACCTTTAATACAACCAACAACAAATATTATCCAAAGTATTGGTATAGGATCTACTGAAATTTTTGTGGAAAGTGTAAAAACTTTCTTTGACAGTAATAAAGAAAATACCACAAGCAATATTCAATCAAAAATTAGAATTATTGATCAGAATTTAATTGTTGGTGCATCAGCAACAGCGGTGGTTTCCAGTGCAGGAACTATTTCTTCAATCATAATTTCTGATGGTGGTGTTGGATATACTACCTCACCATCAGTTACTATTTCAAATCCTGTTGGTCTTGGTGCGACACAGAGAGCAACATCTCTAGCATCAATTTCTGGAGGAACTGTTTCATCAATTACAATTTCATCACCAGGCGCAGGATACACTAGCACAAATCCACCACTTGTTCTCATAGAAGTTCCAACTTCAATTACTGAAGAAATTGAGGATGTAGTGTATAGTGGTGATTTTGGAATCATAACAGGAGTTAGTACTGTATCAGTTGGTGTGGCATCTACAGGATTAGTATTTGATTTGTTTATACCTACAAATTCATATTTGAGACAAAGTGCGATAGTCGGAACAGCAATCACTGTTAGTGGAATACAAACAGGGTATTACTTTGTTGTTAGTAGGTCTAATATTGGCAATGGTGTCACATCTCTACATCAAAATAGTTCCATAGTTGGCAATGGTACATCATTCTTGGATAATGTTTACGAGGTTGCTGCAGTTTCAATTGCACAAACGGCAGTTCCCGGCATAGGCATTACTGCAGTTGCAAAAGTAACTGTTAGTATTAGCAATTATAATGGTCTAAGTGGCACAGGATACAGTAGTTTCTACGGAGATTTTAGTTGGGGCAAGATTGATGCTAGTAATAGAACCAATCCACAATCATTTGGATTTTATAATAATGGTCTAGTTGGAATTTCAACTTCTCCAATTATTGAAAGAGTAAATCCACTTAGATACTTAAATTATAACTCATAAATAAATAAAAAACCCAAAAATGTCTGCAATTATAACTGATCAGTTAAGAATATTGAATGCAAAAAGTTTTGTATCTGCAGCTACAACAGATACAAATTCTTTTTATGCATTTGTTGGTCTTCCCAATGCTTCTGATTATCAGTCAAATTGGGATTCATTGCCGCCTGCACCAAAGGATAATTTTGATCAGGAAAATGATTATTGGGATACGATGATCGCACTAAAAAAAGTGCAAGATGGAGATGTCAAACAAGTTGTTAGAAAAATTACTTGGACATCCGGAACGACTTATGATATGTATAGACATGATATAAGTAGAACAAATACATCAAAACCTTCTGGAGCAACTAGTTTATATTCTTCAAATTTTTATGTTGTCAATGAAGACTATAAAGTTTATATTTGCTTATATAATGGAATAGATCCAGAAAATCCTAATGGAAGACCATCTCTGGATCAACCAACATTTACTGATCTAGAGCCCAGAGCAGCGGGAGATAGCGGAGATGGTTATTTGTGGAAATACTTATATACTATCAAACCAAGTGATATTGTAAAGTTTGATTCTACAGATTATATTCCTGTTCCTAGAGATTGGGAATCTAGTTCAGATAATTTTGCGGTTAGAGAAAACGCATCTACAAGCGGTCAATTAAAAATAGTAACTATTACAAACAGAGGTGTTGGACTAGGAACCGCAAATAGAACTTATACTAGAGTTCCTATCAAGGGTGATGGTTCTGGAGCAGAAGCTACTATTGTTATAAACAATGAATCTGAAGTTGAAAGTGTTACTATATCCAAAGGAGGTTCTGGATACACATACGGAACATTAGATTTGTTGGCAGGAAGTGTCCCTACAGGATCTAGTTCTCCAACATTTAATGTCATAATACCGCCTAAAGGTGGTCATGGTGCAGATATTTACAGAGAGTTGGGAGCATATAATGTACTAGTTTATTCGAGAATAGAAAATGATGTAGAAAATCCAGATTTTATAACAGGTAATCAAATAGCAAGAGTTGGCATAGTAGAAAATCCGGAAGTATTTGGATCTTCCTCTTTACTATCAATAGATAAAGCAAGCGCAGTCTATGCATTAAAACTCGTTGGAACTGGTTATAGTTCAGCAGTTTTTAATGCAGATTCTAGAATTACACAAACAATAGGTGTTGGTTCAACTGCTATTGGTAGAGTAGTTTCTTATGATCAAAACACTGGTGTTTTGAAGTATTGGCAAGATAGAAGTCTTGTAGGATTTAATACAAATGGAACTCAAAATTCATCACCAACTTATGGATTTAATTTGAATAGATTTTCTTCAGAAATAGGATCTGGAGGATCTTTAAACATTATTGGAGGAAGTGTTACATTAGGAATTGATACTTCATTTAGTGGTGTATCTACCACAATAAATAGTAGAACATATTATCTTGGTCAGACTTTTACCAATGGAGTATCTAATCCTGAGGTTAAAAAATATTCAGGAAATATAATTTATGTTGATAATAGACCCTCTATAACAAGGTCATCCAATCAAAAAGAAGATATCAAAGTTATTTTGCAATTCTAAAGAATCATGCCACAAGAAACAAATCTTAATGTCTCTCCATATTTTGATGACTTTGATCAGAATAAAGGATATTATAAGGTCCTTTTTAAACCCGGATATCCTGTTCAAGCTAGAGAACTAACGACTCTTCAATCAATATTACAAAACCAAATTGAGCAGTTTGGAACACATGTATTTACTGAAGGATCTGTAGTAATTCCAGGATCTCTTGGGTATAGAAATGATTTAAATGCGGTAATTCTTGAAAATGATATTTTCAACGTAAATGTTGAGACATATCTACCATATGCTGTAGGAAAGGTAGTAAGAGGTCAACAAAGTGGAATTCGTGCAAGGATAGATTTTTATTTAAGTTCTCTTTTTACTGAGTCGGGCAATTCAACTTTATATGTAACCTATTTAAATTCGGATTCTTTAGAAAATGAAAGAAAAATATTTTTAGATTCCGAAAACTTAATAATTGAAGAAGATGTTACCGGAGATGAATTTGAATTTCCTGTTGGAACCACTCCAACAGTTATATTGAGATCTGGAGAAGTAATTGCCAGAACTATTAGTAATGGCAGTGCTGCTATAGGATCTGCTGTATATTTAACTGAAGGAGTATATTTTGTTAGAGGAAATTTTGTAAAGGTATATGATGACTTTTTAGTAATATCTCAATATTCAAATGTTCCAAGTGTAAAAGTTGGATTCAAAATAATAGAAAGTGTAGTAAATTCATATGAAGATGAGTCGTTGAATGACAACGCACAAGGATTTTCTAATTATGCTGCACCAGGAGCTGATCGATTTAGGATAACATTATCCTTAGTTGCTTTACCAATAGATTCTACAGACCTTGATGATTTTATCTTACTGAAAGAAATTAGAAATGGTGTAGAAATTACAACTAGAAATTCACCAAATTATAATATTCTAGCCCAAGAGTTTGCAAGAAGAACTTTTGATGAATCTGGAGATTATTATGTAAAAAAACCTACATTAAAAGTTGCAGAAACTTTAAATGATTTGAAGGGTAATGGAGGTATTTTTAAAGAAGATTCGTTAACATATAATAACAACACACCTTCAGAAGATCTCGGAACATATGTCATTTCTCCTATAAAGGCATACATAAGAGGATATGAAGTAGAAAATATTGTTCCAACATATGTTGATTTTAGAAAACCAAGAGAAACTAAACTTTTAGAAAATCAAAGTATTAATTATCTTACTGGACCAACTTTTACTTTAAATAGAGTTTATGGTTCTCCAGTTATTGGGTTATCAACTACTTATACTCTTTCTCTAAGAGATACTAGAGTTGGTAATAATCAAATTTCTCAAGTAGGAAAGGAAATAGGTCTTGCAAGAGTTTATGATTTTGCATTAGAATCGGGATCATATAGTTCTTTAAATCCAGACTCCAATGAGTGGGACATTACTTTATATGATCTCCAAACATTTACAGAGATTTCTGTAAATGAACCCATTAGTCTGACAGTACCAACTCAAATAAAAGGAAAATCTAGTGGCGCAACTGCATATCTTAGATATACTACTTCAACTTCTGGAATAATTACTGCATATAACGTTCAAGGATCATTTTCAGTTGGTGAAAGATTAATATTTGATGGGATAGAGAATACTAGAGTTTCAACTGCAGTGACATCATATTCAGAAAATGATGTAAAGTCTCTTTATGGAATAGTTGGATCGGCATACACCTTTACTGCGGACTTAAAACAATACGCAAATTACCAAATAGGTTTAGTTAATGTTAGTGGAATTAGTGGAGGAGTAAGCACTGTAACTTCAACTAATTCTATTTTTACTGGCATTGCTACTGTAGGAAATCTTGTATCTTTTAGCAATCCAGGATTAACTGTACCTACATTTGCAAAAATAAATCAAGTTTCTCAAAATAGTTTGGTAATTAGTGGAATCACTACGGTATCTGGTGTTTGTGATGGAAGGCTTCCAACAACTAATATTACACCAGCAGACTTTTCAATACTGAGTTCTAAATTACAGTCTTCAACAGATAATACGTTATATACCGTCCTTCCTAAACAAAATATAGCAAATGTAGATTTAACTAATTCTGATATAATAATTAGAAAACAGTATGATGTGACAATTACATCAAGATCAACAAATACTATAACTGCACTTGAGACTGAAACTTTCTTGCCATTTGATGAAGAAAGATATGTTCTTATTAATAAGAATGGAACTACGGAAGAGTTAACACCTGATAAATTTGTTTTTACAAATGGATCTAGAAGTTTAACTATTAATGGTTTATCTTCATCTGGTGATGCAAAACTCATAGCTACATTAAGAAAAGTCTCAGTAAAATCAAAGATAAAATATAAAAATAAAGTAAAATCAATAATTGTAGATAAATCCAAATACGATTATTCTGGTATTGGTTCTACTACAATTAATGATGGATTAGCATATGGCAACTATCCATATGGAACTAGAATCCAAGATGAAGAACTTTGTTTATTGCATCCAGATGTAACAAAAATACATGGTGTTTTTGAGTCTGATGATATTAATGATCCAAATCTTCCATCTCTACAGTTAACTTCTCTTACAGGACCAACTTCAAAAACTGGAGATTTAATACTTGGCGAAGAAATTGTTGGAAGTCTAAGTCAATCTGTCGCAGTATATTGTGAGAAAATTAACGATCTTCAAGTAGGATTTGTATATCTCAATTCTTCTAGATTTATTAATGGCGAAGAAGTAACATTTAAGGAGTCTGGAATTAAAGCTACTGTAACTTCTGTGAGTATTGGTGATAATAACATAACATCAAATTATGCATTTATTAACGGACAAAAGAACACAATATATGATTATTCGAAGTTAATAAGAAATAAAAATTCAAAAGAACCAACTTCAAAACTAAAAATAATCTTCGAATATGCAGAATTTTTATCATCTGATAATGGCGATATAACAACTGCAAATTCATATGAACAATATGACTATTGTGATGTTCAATCAGTTAATGGAATTAGAAATACAGATATAATTGATATTAGACCTAAAGTTTCTAGTTTTTCAGTATCTGAAGGAGTAAGATCTCCATTTGAATTTTTAGGAAGATCTTTTGATCAATATAATAATTCTGCACCTAATATTTTAGCGTCTGATGAATCTTCATTGATGAGTTATTCATTTTATCTTGGAAGAATTGATAAAATTTATTTATCTAAAGATGGAGTATTTCAACTTATTTCAGGTGCTCCTTCAGAGGTCCCACAACCACCACAACCAATTCAAGATTCTCTAGAAATTTCTACAATTTATCTTCCACCATACCTTTGTAATATTGAAAATACTACAATCAATCTCTCCGAACATAAGAGATATAGAATGGTGGACATTCAAAATCTTGAAAATAGAGTTAAAAATCTTGAGTTTTATACCGCTTTAACTCTTCTAGAGATTGATACTTCAAACTTGCTAATCACTGATGCGAACGGATTAAATAGATTCAAATCTGGATTTTTTGTCGATGATTTTTCAACTACGGATTCGCAGAAAAAAGTAACTATAGTTAAAAATTCAATTAATATTAAAGATTCTGAATTAAGACCAACACATTACACTACTCAATTAGATCTTCTTTTAGGTACAAACTCACTGGTGGGAATAGGAACATCCTCAAATCCACTAGCAGATGCAAAATACACCAATGACTTAATCGGATCTGGAGTTAAAAGGACAGGCCAAGTCATAACTTTAGATTATGAAGAGGTTGCTGAAATAAATCAACTCTTATCTACAAGAGTGGTCAATGTAAATCCATATGCGTCAGATTTCTTCGGAGGAACAATAGAATTATTCCCATCCTCGGATGTTTGGATTGATCAAGTAAGATTAGAACCAAAAACTGTAGACGCAGAAGGTAATTATTTGCAAACCAGAACGCAACTTATTGCACAGGGATTTGATTCTCAAACTGGATTTGGTCCAGTAACTTGGGGTTCTTGGGAAACTGTTTGGACTGGAGAAAGTGTATCAAATACAACAAGAGAAGTTACTAGGGGTTATAATGTTTATTCCGATGAAATTACAGTAACAACTAAAACAGGAACTTCTACTCGCCAAGGAAAAAGGCAGGTACTAAAAGAACAGTTTGATAACACATCTTTTGGCGATCAAGTTTTAAATAGTCAACTAATACCTTATGTAAGGTCGAGAAATATTGAATTTACCGCAAAGAGATTAAAACCATCAACAAGAATGTATGCTTTCTTTGATGGAGTAAATGTAAATTCATATGTGGTTCCAAAGTTACTTCAAATAAGTATGCTTAATGGAATTTTTGAAGTTGGAGAAACTGTGATCGGAACATTTGATTCTTCTGATCCAAATTCACCTTCTATTCGCTTTAGAGTTGCTAATCAAAATCATAAGTATGGTCCATATAATAATCCAACGGATATTTTTACGTTAAATCCATACGATATAAACCAATCAATTCCAGAAATATATTCATCAACATCTTCAATTTTAAACATTGACATATACAGTCTTTCTAACCAACCTCAGGGACTATATTATGGATATGTCTCGCAAAATATGAAATTGAAAGGACAAACTAGTGGAGCAGAAGCGACAATAACTTCCGTAAGACTAATTACTGATAATGTTGGAACACTTATTGGATCATTATATATTCCAGATCCAAACATTACAATTAATCCAAAATTTGAGGCAGGAACAAAGGTTTTAAGACTAACTAATAGTTCTATTAATTCGCAAATTATTGGTTCTACATTTTCTACTGCTGATGAAAAATATTTTGCAGAAGGTAAAGTTAATACTGTCCAAGAAAATATTATTGTTGTCCGTAATTCTAGAGTAGAAACAGAAACTCCTATTGAAAGTAAATCCGAAACTCAGGTTGGTCCAGAAAATGTTGTCAAGAGTACTTTAATTAGAACTATTCCAGTTCCAGCACCTAGTGGTGGCGGAGGAGGTGGAGGAGGACAAAGAACATATCAAGGATTTGCTGCAGGATATGATGCTGCTACAGGAGCAAGTGGTATTGTTAACCAAAATGCTGGTGGATCACAGTCTGCTGCATTTGGTGGAGGAACATCTGCAGTTCTTGGTGCATCTGCGGTCGAAAGAGCAATTGCAGATGGTTATAGTTTAGCATCGATTCAATCTTGGGTTGCTTCTAGCGGAGCAATTGTTGGACCAGTAGCTGCGGCTAGGTTTGGATTGAGTGATTTAGAATTGAAGAGAAATATACAAAACATTGATAATGCTCTAAATAGGTTATTGAATATTAAAATATGATGATTCTAGAAAAATTATTGAACATAAATGGAAAAAAATATGAGTGGAACGATAAAATGAACAAGTTGACAGGTGTACAGGGAGTTCATCATGGAGTTATAGCTCAAGAAGTTCAAAAAGAATTTCCTGAAATGGTCATGAAAGGCTCTGATGGTTACTTAAGAGTTGATTATATTCAACTTATTCCAGTTATGATTGAAGCGATAAGAGAATTAAAGATGGAAATAGATCAACTTAAATTAAATAAATAAGATATTAGATTAACGAAAGGAAAATCCCAGATAAAACTCATGAAAGTAGTAGATCCTTTAGCTCAATCATTTTATGTAGAACCTGAAAGTGGCATTTTTGTAACTTCTGTAGATTTATACTTTCAATCAAAAGATGAACAACTACCGGTTACAATACAGTTAAGACCCATGCAATTGGGCCTTCCTACACAAGTTGTTTATCCTTTTAGTGAAATAGTTTTAGAACCAGAACAAGTTAATATTTCTGATGATTCATCTGTACCAACAAGAGTAACTTTTAATTCACCTGTTTATCTCACTGGTGAGACTTTTCACTCGATTGTTATTTTATCAAATTCCGATAGGTATAATGTTTGGGTATCAAAATTAGGTGAGTCAAATGTATCATCAGGGTCTAATTTAGAGTCTAATCAATTCTTGGTACTAAAGCAACCTTTGCTCGGAGGTTTATTTAAATCACAAAATGCTGCTACATGGAATGAAAGTCCTTTCGAAGATTTAAAATTTACTCTTTACAGGGCAAAATTCACACAAACAAGCGGTAATTTTAATTTATATAATTCTGATTTAAGTATTGGCAATGGTCAGGTGTCTAGACTTTTGCCAGATTCTTTGGAAATGACTTCTAAAAAAATTAGAGTTGGTCTAGGAACTACAGTTCAAGATAATAACTTTATTATAGGAAATACTATTTTCCAAAAAACTTCTACAGGAACTGGTACTTATGTTGGGGTTGCCGGAACTGCAAAAGGAAGTTTAAGAATAATAAATGCTGGAATAGGTTATACACCTTCTTCTGGTTCTAATAGTTTTACTGGAGTTGCATTAACTAGTATCACTGGAAGTGGTAGAAATGCAACTGCAAATATTACTATTAATAACGGAGTAGCTATTGCAGCTACTATAAGTAATGGTGGAATAGGATATCAAGTTGGCGATGTCTTATCGGCACTTCAAGTTGGAAATGATCTTCTTGGCAGAAACCTGAGATTATCAGTTTCCGAATTAAATGGATTCAATGAGATTATTATTGATGAAGTCCAAGGTGAATTTGCAACTGGTGTAGGAAATACTATATTTTTCATTAATAGTTCTGGTATTTCTACGGCATTAAATTCTGGTATTGGCGGAAATGTCATAATTCCTACTAATGGTATTCAAGTTGTTGAGGATGGATTAACCATAAAGGTCAATCACAAAAATCATGGAATGCACACCGGAGAAAATATAGTAACAATTTCCAATGTGTTATCTGATATAAAACCAAAACAACTAATTACTGCATATGAAAAAACTTCTACTGCAGATATACAACTTGATGATGTGACAAACTTAACAACATTTGAAAATGTTGGTGTTGGAACTACCAATCCGGGATATATTTTGATCGGAGAAGAAATTATTTCATATGAGGGAATTGTCGGAAATTCTCTTACTGGAATTACAAGAGAAATAGATCAATCTAAAGCATTTAGTTACGATCAAGGAACAGAAGTTTATAAGTATGAACTTAATGGAATTTCACTTAGAAGAATTAACACCAATCATACTTTGCAAGATTCCACGGCCAGTGATCCGATTGATCTAGATTTCTATACTTTAAAAATAGATACTACTCAAGATGGAAAAACAGCACCTCTTCCACAAGGACAGGTTAATAGAGCGGTTGAAGGTTATCCAAAGTTATTTGCAAATAAGACAAAATCAACTGGTGGATCATCAATCAATGCAACTCAAAACATTCAATTTGAATTAATTCGACCAAATATTCAGACACTTACACTAAACAGTACAAATATTTCTGCTAAAGTAAAAACTGTTTCTGGAACTAGTGTCGATGGCAATGAAGTTTCATTTATTGATAAAGGATTCCAAGATATAGATTTAAATACCAATAACTATTTCGATAGTCCAAGATTAGTAGCATCAAAAATTAATGAGACTAATAATCTTACAACGATTCCTGGAAATAAGTCTTTCACAGTAAATCTATCTTTAACATCATCTAATGAATACTTATCTCCCGTCGTTGATTTAGATCGACTTGGAATGATATTTGTTTCAAATAGAATTAATAGTCCGATTCAAAATTATTCCACAGATAATAGAGTTTCGACTTTAATTGACGATCCTTCTTCTTTCGTTTATGCCACAAATGCAATTTCACTTGAAGCTCCCGCATCTTCGATTAAAATTTTGGTTGCGGCATATGTGAATATCAATAGTGATCTTAGAGCTTTCTATTCAATTCTCAATGATCCTTTAGATGATCCAATTTATTATCCATTCCCTGGATATTCCAATCTAACTCTTTCCGGTGAAGTTATTGATCCATCAGCGAATGATGGAACATCTGATAAATTTGTTCCAAAAGTCGATAATTTAGATTATGGAAATAATGAATCGATATTTAAGGACTATGAATTTACTATTGACAACCTATCATCGTTTAGATATTTTAGTATTAAACTTGTAGGATCATCAACAAATCAAGCATATCCTCCAAGACTAAAAGATTTAAGAGTTATTGCTCTTGCATGATCATGAATTATTCAAAAGTAGATGGGTACAAAAATTTGGTTAGAGATAATTCAACTAAAGCAATATTAAATACAAATAAAACTGAATATCAAAACTATATTTCTTTGAGAGAGCAAAAAAACAAAGAGTGTAAAAAAGTACAGGAACTTGAGGAAGATCTTGCTAATATAAAAAATGATCTTAATGAAATAAAGCAACTACTTAGGAGGTTTTCTGATGGATCCAGATAAAATAGAATTAGATAGTATCAATAAATTATTTGAGTATGAAAAATTATCTAGAGATATAGATAGTATAGATGATATTAAAACTTTGCGAAACTACGCAAAGTCCTACATTAAGTTATATCTAAAACAACAAGAAGTTATATTAAATTTCTAATGGCACAACCATCTACGAGACAAGAACTAATTGATTATTGCAAAAGAAAACTGGGAGCTCCAGTTTTGGAAATCAATGTTGCCGATGAGCAAATAGATGACTTGGTAGATGATGCTATTCAATTTTTCCAAGAGAGACATTTTGATGGTGTCTCTCAAATGTATCTAAAATATCAAATTACTCAAGAAGATATTGATAGAGGAAGAGCACCAAATGGAAATAATCCTACAGCAGGAATAGTCACCAGTACAGCTACTGCAAACATTGCAGGTTCATCCGTAGTTTTTAACTATAAGGAAAACAGTAATTATTTACAGGTTCCACCTTCAGTCATTGGAATAACAAAAGTTTTCCACTTTGATGGAACAAACACTGTAACTAATAACATGTTCAGTGTTAAGTACCAACTATTTTTAAATGATATCTACTATTGGGGTTCCACAGAACTTTTAACCTATGCAATGGTTAAAACTTATCTGGAGGATATGGATTTCCTTTTAACTACACAAAAACAGATCCGTTTTAATCAAAGAATGGATAGATTATATCTTGATATTGACTGGGGAAGTGTCAATGTTAATGATTATTTGATTATTGATTGCTATAGAACATTAGATCCAAATGATTTTTCAAGAGTGTGGAATGATTCTTTCCTAAAACCATATCTAACCTCATTAATAAAACGTCAGTGGGGACAAAACTTAATCAAGTTCCAAGGAGTGAAACTTCCAGGTGGAGTTGAATTAAATGGTAGACAAATATATGATGATGCACAGAAAGAAATTGATATGATTATGGAAAAAATGTCTAATACTTATGAACTTCCACCACTAGACATGATCGGATAGTAATATGCTAAATCCATTCTTTCAGCAAGGTTCAAAGACAGAACAAGGTCTTATACAAGACTTGATAAACGAACAGTTGAGGATGTATGGTGTTGAGGTATATTATCTACCGAGAGAGTATGTAACAGAAAAAACAATTATCAAGGAAGTTATAGAATCAAGATTCCAGAATGCATATCCAATAGAAGCATATGTAGATACATATGATGGATATGAAGGTCAAGGAACACTTCTATCAAAATTTGGCATCCAAGAATTAGACTATCTTACACTTATAATATCTCAAGAAAGATATCATGAATATATTGAACCTTTAATTAAGGATATAGCAAACATAAAACTTTCATCAAGACCAAAAGAAGGAGATTTAATTTATTTTCCTCTTGGCGATCGCTTATTTGAGATTAAGTATGTCGAGCATGAAAAACCTTTCTATCAGTTACAAAAAAACTATGTTTATGAATTGAGATGCGAACTCTTCAGATACGAAGATGAAATAATTGACACTAATGTTGATTTTATAGACGATAATATCAAAGAAGATGCGTTTATCCAAACACTCCAAATGGTTGGATTTGGATCTACGGCAACTGCAATTACAGGAATAGTAAATGGTGGCGTTAGATTTGTAACTATTACAAATAGAGGATCTGGATATACATCACCACCAAGAGTAGCATTTTCCTCGGCTCAAAGTGGAGGTCAAACTGCTGTTGGTATTGCAACAATGATTTCGGGCATTGTTGATTTGTGCGAATCGGATGTTGATCTTTCTAGAGTTCAAGGAGTCCAAATTATAAACGCAGGATATGGATATACAGTAGCACCTAAAGTAGCTTTCATAGGTGGTGGAGGATCTGGAGCTGCTGGAACTGCATATATTGGAGATGGTGTTGTTGGAATTATTACTATAACTAATGGTGGATCCGGATATACAAATTCACCATCAGTTACATTCACAGGAATCTCTACTACTTCTGCAACTGCATATGCTGTGGTAAATTCTGCAGGAATCGTAACATCGATTAATATTACTAACGCGGGTCTTGGGTACACTGTAGCACCAACGATTACAATCGGAGCACCTTCTGTGATAGTTGGATATGGAACATATATTTACAATGAGACTATTACTGGAAGTATAAGCAGTGTAACTGCAAGAGTTAAGTCTTGGAATTTAAATAGTAAAATTCTTGAAGTTTCAAATATTAGTGGATCATTTATTGCAGGAGAAAATCTTACAGGACAAAAATCAGGTGCAATCTATAGTATAAGAAGTATAAATACTGATAATCTTTCTGATTCTGCTGATCCCTCTAACTTGCAGGACAAATATGCTCAGAACAGACAGATTGAAACAGAGGGAGACCAAATAATAGATTTTAGCGAAATTAATCCGTTTGGAATGCCCTAGTAAACCTAGTATTTTTTAAAAATGTTTGAATACTTTTATCACGAAATATTAAGAAGGACCATCATTGGTTTTGGAAATCTGTTTAATAATATTCAGATTAAACACACTAATGATTCTGGTAAAGTTACTTCTGTGATAAAAGTTCCACTTGCATATGGACCCACTCAAAAGTTTCTAGCAAGAATTGAACAATCTCCAAGTTTAAATAAACCTATTCAAATGACTTTACCTAGAATGTCATTTGAATTTGTTGGATTAAATTATGATAATTCCAGAAAATTAACCACAACTCAGTCATTCTTATCAAAGTCATCAACAAATGGAACGGACGTAAGAAAAACTTATATGCCAGTTCCATACAATATGGAATTTGAGTTGAGTATTATGACAAAAATAAATGACGATATGCTCCAGATTATTGAGCAGATAATTCCATATTTTCAACCTTCATATAATATTACAATTAATCTGGTAGAAACTATAGGAGAAAAGAGAGACATTCCAATTGTTTTAAATAATATTTCAATGCAAGATGATTATGAAGGTGATTTCACGACAAGAAGAGCATTAATTTATACTCTAAGATTTACCGCAAAAACATATCTATTTGGCCCCGTTTCTTCTGGAGTCAGTAAGGATATTATCCAAAAAGTTTCTCTTGGATTTATTGCTGGAGATTCAAATTCTACTTCGAGAGATCTTACATATTCCGTAGAAAAAGTAGCAACCAAAAACTATACAGGGAATGTCACCACAACTATTGTATCAGATGTGAATTTAGACGATACATTAATTGAAGTATTAGATGCATCTTCGATTGTCGTAAACTCTTATTTTTCTATTGATGATGAAACCATGCAAGTTTCTTCAAAGAGTGGAAATAAATTAACAGTTATTAGGGGAGCATATAATACAAGCATAAACAGTCATGTCTCAGGAACTTCTGTAAGATCAATTACTTCAAGTGATACTGGTCTGATTAAATTTGGAGATGATTTTGGATTTAGTGGCGGATTCTCATGAAGATGACAAAAAAATTTGATGACCTAAATGAAACTTTTAATGTTTCTAGCGAAATAGTAGAAAAAAAAGTAGATCATGTAGAAAAGATGGAAAAAATTTCATCTTCAATAGAAGATGTGAAAAAAGATTATGAATATACCAGAGGAAATTTATACTCATTAATTGAAAAGGGTCAGGAGGCAATTAATGGAATTCTTGAACTTGCACAAGAAAGTGAAATGCCTAGAGCATATGAAGTTGCAGGTCAATTGATCAAAAATGTTGCTGATGCCACGGACAAACTCATGGATCTTCAAAAGAAACTTAAAGATCTAGATGAGGACAAGAATATTAAAGGACCAACAAATGTTACAAATGCATTGTTTGTAGGTTCAACAGCAGAGTTAGCTAAACTACTCAAAAAACAATCTACCGATGAAAACATTTAAAGAGTTTCAAGAAGAGTGGAGTAATAAATATAAAAAGAGTATTGATTGCTCAAATCCAAAAGGATTTTCTCAACGCGCTCACTGTGCAGCGAGAAGAAAGAGAGCCCACGGTGAAGAAACTAAATCAAAACCAGTTGAATGAAAAATCAAAAGTTTTCACATAAAACTCCACATCTAAAAGGAAAACGACATCAGTTGGATCCTAATTTAGATCTAAAACAATTAGTTCATCACTCAACAGTCCAATATGTTGATCGTGATGCTGATGGTGATGTGGATGTTTATGACAATCCAAAAAAGAAAACTCCCGACGA